CGAGGAACATGTTAGAAAACTCTTCAAACTTGGTGGGTAAGCATTCTAACGATTCAGTTGTCACGCGATCCACTGCGATTTCAGCTCCAACGTCTGCTTGAAACTTCTTTTCCCAGTCTCTTACCCAATCCATCGCCAATGGAATGAATGTAGTATCTTTTTTGTACTGAACAGCTACACGGTCGCCCGCATCATTGTACACGGATCTAAAATGAGGAGGATTACGTGTAAGGAGTGCATACTTTTTCACTGCATTGAACTCGATAGTATCTACATCCGGAATGGCTTTGAAGGCTGTTTTCATCTTCTCTTCGTCCCATGAAGTTGTTTTACTGAAGGGAATGGTGATTCGTTCAATCGGTCCGCGTAGAAGATTCATCAAATACGCAATCTCATTTGGACGGTTAATCACAGGTGTTCCGGAAAGACCCACAATCTTACAGTCAGTTGCATTGTAGACTGCATCGTATAAACGACGAGCAATGTCAGACGAGTTGACGATACGTGAAATCAAGTTATGCACTTCGTCAATAATGACTACAGAGTCATTGAATGGACTGGGTAAAGGATCGGCTCCCTCAGCAGCTTTCGGAACAATCGCATCAATGTTGTTGGAGTTCAAACCGTTGTAGTTAATGAACTTGAAACGTTGAGTAATGATATCTTCCACCTGTGCATTGATTGTATCTTGTGCAGTCTTGGGCAAGTCCTTGTAATTCGGAGTCTCGCCTGCAACCGTTACGAAGAATCTGCCCGTTCGATCCATAAATCCTTCAGAAATACCCAGTGCAAGGGCTTCTGTGCGTGACGTCTCATTGAGTGTTTTTTCACGCCAATGTTGTTCAAGCACATAGACCGGTGCACCGCACTTTCTTAACTCAGATTTGTAGTTTTCGCGCAATGAAGCCGGAGTCAACACCCAGATGGTTTTATAAGACATCAGACTCTGTGCGACGGCAATCGATGTACACGTCTTTCCTGATCCTAAACCGTGATACAAGAGAATGCCTCGATAGGGTGTTTCGATTAACAGATAGTCTCGAATGAGCTTCTGATACGGAAACAATTCACGTGAATTGGATTGCTTTGTACATAAATCTATGTCCTTATCTTCAGCATCCAATGGGTCGCGGTCTTCCTTACGGTATTTCAAAAAGATGCGAGTGATATAGTCTGCGAATGCTTTTCGATTCGGGAGGACGAAAGCAGGTGCTGCCATTATCTTGTTATACGCTGAAAATATCGTAGTCACCCCGCAAAACTCGTCGCTACCGTAAGTAATGGAGCCACTCACACGTAAAAATCACCGTATCTGGATGGTATCAATCTATCTGTTTCTCATGGCTGCATTTCTCTACTTAAAACCGTCCGTCGCCTTTGGGCGTGAAGGAAGGATTCGTCCGTTTGGAGTTGAAGACCGTGAGTCCACCGTATTTCCTGTGTGGTGGTGGGTCTTCATTCTGAGTGTCGTAGCCTATTGTTTGACGGTTTACTTTGCACGTTTTAGATTCGCTTAATACAATGAGTTGTCCGTACAGAAACATCTTTGGAGAACCGGGAACCGGTGTGCATTCAATTCGATTTATGGGTATAGCTGTAGCCGATACAGCGTTGACGTTCTTACTCGCAGTATATACTGCATGGGAGTTTGGTGGAAACGTATGGTTTCACTTTCTCTTTTGGGTGGTGATTGGTGAACTTTTACATTATGCATTTGGAACACAAACTGCAGTACTGACTGCACTTGGAATTAAAGCGTGCTCTCATACGTCTTAGCGATATTCTCCAATACATCCAACATTGCTTCACGCTCAATATGATGTGGGCGAATATACGCTCGACATTCTCGAAACGTCTTCCACCCGATCGCTGAAATCTCACGACGCTGCATGAACGTCATTTTCTGATGTACATTCACAAGTCCAGGGGAATTCAACATAGCTACGAAATACACATGACGATACTGAATTCCATTCAGTCCTAGAAAGGTTTCCTCAAGTCGTATACCGTTTAAGATTGTGTACGCATCTCGAGGAACGTTGGTTTCCTCATTGAATTCACGAATTGCACATTCCAAGTCAGTTTCACACCGAATACGACGCCCTTTAGGAAAGCCCCATTCAGGTTCTTTGAAACCAGATAGATACACTCTCATCATTACATCGCGATTCACTTGATGAAACCGTTCTTTGGATTGAACGTATTCAGGGGATGAATAATCATCTCCCCATAACTGGCGCCATAAGGTATCAAACGGTTCACAACAGATTGCAGTTTGTTCTTGAAGGGTCATGTTCACAAACAATAACCCTACATAGGCATAGTCCTCCGGGTCGTATTTACCTCGCATGAATTCTGCGTAGCTCATACTGTCTTTCCGGCGAATCATTAGAATCTCAGCCGTCGTAATATCAACGGGTAGTTTAGGTTGGTTAATCAATATAATCCCACAGGATAGGACAGGTTGAGTACATGCTTTGAATACATGACCTTTTTCTCCGCAATTATTGCAGAACATTGGTATCGGATGCTTTGTAAGCGCTGCCGTTCGTTTTTCCATTACTACTTGAATACCTTTCCCTTGTAAACATAAAGATGGGTTCATTCGTGTCTAGGCCGCCCGCACCTACATTTCAACTTTCTACCTCTACCCCTGCAGCTCCAAAATCTAGCGGAGTAGTGCAGATTATTGTCGCAATGGCGTCCATTGCTCTTTTTTTCGTTGTGCTCTTTTCACTTGGAAGCGTTGCAGGAGACATAGGAATCACAACGTCTCCCGACCAAGTTCCTGCTGAAATTGATGGTAAAGTAGGAACGAGTGTAGCGTCTGCGATCTCAGGTTCCAATACAAACCTTCAATTTTGGATGTACATCAAAGATTGGAACTATAAGTTCAACGAGACCAAACACGTCATCGCACAAACAAGTTCAACGAATCCAGGGGTTCATGCTCCAAAGGTGACTCTTCACCCAACGGACAACTCATTGGACATCACGGTCAGCGTCTACCCGGGTGAATCCGATCTAGGTACCTCCAACAATGGTTCAGGGTCTACATACACTGTAACACTTGAAAACGTACCTCTTCAATCCTGGTTCGCAGTGTCAATCTCCATCCATGGTCGCAGTATTGATGTCTATCAAAACGGAATGCTGGTTGTATCCGGTATCTTACCCGGTGTTCCAATGCCTGCAAGTGGAAACTTAATCATTGGTGGAGGTGGTGGATTTTCAGGTTCAGTCTGTACAGTCCGTGCGGGTTCAGTGCAGCTCACTCCCGCCGACGCAGCTGCATTCTATTCAGCCGGAACAGGTTGTTCTTCCTCCACTGCAGGTAACGCTGCATCTTCCGACCTAAACAATCTATCCCTCTTTGGATACACCTTCGTATTTGGAGTCAAGGATAGTGCTGGAAAGCAAGTTACAGGACTTTCAAGTTCGGATGTATCAGGTTGGTTCTCTTCTACTAAGTAAGCATGAGTAGTGAGTTTAAGATTTTACTTAAGTGTCCAAGTCGGTCAAGACCTAAACAGTTGATCACAACCTTACAGAAATATGCATCCATGGCAGTTCGTCCTGACCTAATCGGAGTCGTGATTTCATGTGATATTGATGATGTTACAATGACTGGAACAGACGTTCAACAACGACTCTTCCAGACTATACAACCGTTTGCATGGAAATCCATGTATTATGGTGCAAACACCTCTAAAATTGAAGCCTGTAATGCAGACATTGAAAAGGTAGACTATCCATGGGACATCGTGGTTCTCGTATCAGATGATATGATTCCTGAAGTACGCGGATATGACCAAGAGATTCGTCGATCCACTACTACGGACCTAGATTGTATTGTATGGTTCAATGACGGGTTTCAAGGATACAAACTCAACACGTTATCGATGTATGGACGGAAAATGTATGAACGTTTAGGTTCTATGTACTGCCCTGAATACAAGAGTCTGTATTGCGATACTGAATTAACCGATTTATGCAAGGGACCTTTGAAAGACAAGACAGTCTATAGTCCTAACTGTATTATTCGTCATCGACATCCGACACTTGGATACACAGATGCAATGGATGGATTGTATGCGCGAAATCAGAAGTACTTTGAACAAGACCTTCGTACCTATATTCGTCGTAAGACGTATCAGTATGACCTTTCGATTTTGATTCCAACCTTATTTGAACGTACCATACAGTGTCAACGATTGAAAGAATCCATTTATGAAAAGTTTGAACGTCTATGCCCGGGACTCCGTCTAGAAATCGTTGAACGAATCGATAATCGCGAAGAGAGTGTTGGATTGAAACGAAAGCACTTACTTCAAGATGCAAAAGGGAAATACAGTGCGTTCATTGATGACGATGATGAAGTAACCGATGCATACTTTGAGGACTTTCTCAAATGCATTCAATCCGGTGACGATGTGATGAGACTTCGTGGACAGATGAACCAGTATACCTTTACTCACAGTCTTGAATACCCATTGAGTGGAAAGATGTTTGTAGACGGTGTCTTTGTTCGTCCACCCAATCATTTGAACCCGATGCTCTGCGACATTGCAAAATTGATTCCATTTGAAAATGCGACCCGAGGTGAAGACTTAAAGTGGTCGATATTAATGGCTAGAACTCAGATTCTTCGTAGTGAAACACGAAGTGATTCTTCCCGCATTCATTACATTTACAATCTCCAGGGGCGTACAATTGATCCACGAACAATTGCTTATCAACAGACACATACCTATGAGGAATCTTTGAAACTCATCTACCTACCCGCCAACGCACCACCTCAACAAACTACTGAACCAAGAAGGGTGGGTCTGCGTCTTACTTCAAGAGGCTTTGTTTCTAAGTAATGAACAATGGATCCGACTACATTAGGTGTTGCTGGACTAGTTGTACTTGGAGGCGCAGCATGGTTTTACTCAAGTTCAACAGACCCAACCTCTGTGAAGATTCAAACGGGAAGTCAAAGTGGAAGCGTTCCGTTCACATCCAACGCTTCATTGCCCAAGTCATTCAATCAAGCCGAAGGTGCAACCTTTTCATTTGATGGATGGTTTGAGATTCAAGATTTCACTACGATTGGATATGGTCAGAAACGTATGATCTTTTCACGGGCGGATTGCCCGGGACTGTATATTGACAGTACCTCTAATTCGTTGATTGTCACGATCGATACCTATGGTGCAACCGAAACTGTGATGATCGGTAGCATTCCAACTCAAAAGTGGATGCATTTTGCGATTGTGATTACACAGTATTCAGTGGATGTGTACATTGCCGGAATCTTACGACAACATCATACATTAACTCAACTTCCTAAGCAGACCGATGCTCCCATTCAAATCGCAGCGTCTAGCTTTGACGGTCAAGTGGGTGGATTGACGTATTATTCACGTGCACTGAGTGCGGAAGAAGTTGCAGAGAATGCAGCTATGAAACCACCAGCCTCCATTGTTACAGAACCTGCTTCTGGATGGCGACCGGATATTACCTGGTATACAGGGCGATAAAATATAACGGCTAAGTAAATGAGTTCCGGTAGTCAAAATGGTACATCAGTTGGAGGTCTTCAAGGAATGGTCATTCGTGACGCATCAGATGTAGTCACGCAAAGTCGGCTACGTCTCATGTTCACAACAAATAATTCAGCGAACTCAGGATACAGGGGTTTGAACGCATATCGTTCAAAAGGTAATCAAAACAGTTACAACTTTCTTCTTCAGGTACAAGAAGGACTTCGTGAATGGAACGGAGGACTTGTAAGTAACGGTACATTGTCCAACGTAGGTATGGGTAACGGAATTTCATTCACGTCTGGAGCTATCCGCACGATTCCACCCAGTATACTTACAACTCCAGCTAACATTACAATCTCCAATACAATCCCTACACCGAACTAAACCTCTAAGCGCGCTTTTCGAGTTTTCTTCAGCACCTCACGTGCTTTTGCACGTTCAGTTTTTGTGGACTTTGGATTGTAGCTAAAGAAATACTGAACGAAATCCGGAGAGGATTTGTTCTTTTTAACCTTATCATAGAGCGAAACTCGTTCACGACGTAACTCTAATAATTCTTTTTGAACCCCTAAGCATTGTGATGGAGTCAAAAGCGCAAATCGTCGCTTCGGCTTATTATCTGCTAATTCTACCAGACGTTGTGCAACACACAAAAGGCGCGACACATCGTCTCTGGGCTCACCTGAATAGATCAGAGCCAGGAAAAACATCACCAAGGTTGGAATACTTGCAATGCGTATACCTTCACCGGTTGTATGATAACTGTGACACGCTTGTGTTTCATAGAATTGATAGAGTACAGCACCTTCGTTATCTAAAACATCTGTTCGTGCAGGAAGAATCTCAGAAGCCTCATGTGTTTCAACCTTGTGCCCTTTTGTAAGCTTATCAATGGTCTCCTTCTCAGCAAGCAGGGTTATAGGTGTATACCATACAGCCTTCTTTTCATGACGTGAAACGGCAGAGAAGCCAAGAAGTACAATCGGATTCTGTTTCAACATCTCCAAGGTGGTTCGTTTCTGTTCTGCGGAAAGTTCATCCGGTGCAGTCGGTACGTTCTTACACACGATCGGGTATCGCCTGTTGAGAAGGGATAATCGGGTATAGACCTTTTCCCAACGAGAGACATCTCCTTCCGGACGTGAGAGTTCCAAGTACATGGACATGCGTAGAAAATCAGGTGGGACATAGTGAATACCGTGTCGTGTGAGTTTCTCGTTCCATAATTGATTGAAAATCTTCGGGATAATGAAGGTAATGTCTGCAACTCCATGGTAATCTGCAAAGACCTTGTAGGTACCGAGATGGACACCGGGCTTCACTTCAACACTTTCAATTCCAGCTGCCGAGAGTTGATTGGCTAATTGCATTCCATGCTCTTGAGGTGTTTCACTGAAGAAGTCATAGTCTGGAGTCTCATCATCTCCATAGAACTGTTCCTCTTTGGGAAGAAGGTTATTGATCGCCGTGCCTCCATAACACATGACATGGTGAGATTTCAAAAAGGCTTCAACAATCCGCGTGCTCGTTGTAACGGAAGGTAATTCTGCGTCTCGCTTTGCGAGCATCTCTGCCTGCTCATTTGCGACAGCAACGACGCTCTTGAGTTCACTCATTATTCTAAGCCTGCAAAAAACGAATCTGCTTTTGTTTTTTTCCTTGAGAGGCAGCAAGATGCCAGGTCGGTATAATCTTCGTAAACGTAACAATCGTACAACGTGGGTGAAGGACGAGACTTTGAACCCTGAAACGGAGCCCGAGTCAGAGAGCGATGACGAGGACTATGTTCCAGACGAGTCCGAAGTTGAGTCAGAGGAATCCGAAGATGAGACCGAAGAGGAGACCGAAGATGAATCTGAAGAAGAGGACGAACCTGTTATTAAACTTCCTAAGGGCGCAAAGGTATCCGTGAAACTTCACGTTCATACCATTGTCGGCGGTAAAGGGAAGTTGGTCATTGGTGCAGACGAATCCGAATCCGAATCTGAATACGAGTCCGACGACGAGTACGAATCTGAAGAAGAACAAGATGACTTCATTGACCACTTGATGAACAAGTATGTTCCGGAGAGCAAGCGGGGTAAGAAAACCAAGGTCTCAAAACGTGAACCCGAATATCCCGCAATTGAACTCAATGAGGATGAAGAGGATTATTATGAAGACCTATCCAAGTCAAAACGTCGCAAGTTGAACGAACAGATGAAGCGTATTTCAAACCTAGTCGACGATGGCGAAATTCCCATCAAGTTCAAGGTTCTGGAATTACCGATTGCCGATGCACTCAAAGCCGTCGTCATTAAGAAGATTGATAATCTGAATGAAATGGACGGATCTGAAGGGTATAAACTCAAATCATGGGTCGAATCCTTCCTTCGCATTCCATTCGGAAAAATCGTACCTCTTCCAGTGAAGCTCAGTGACGGTGCGACTCCTTGTGCAAAGTTCTTATCCAATACCCGTGCAACTTTGGACCAAGCCGTCTATGGAATGCCTGCAGCCAAGGCTCAAATCATGCAGACACTTGCACAATGGATTTCAAATCCTAGTTCTGCAGGTAATGTGATTGCACTCAAGGGTCCTATGGGAGTCGGTAAGACATCGTTCGCAAAACATGGTGTGGCTAAAGTTCTACAGCGCCCCTTTGAGTTCTTCAGTCTGGGCGGTGCATCCGATTCGGCTAACTTTGTAGGTCATTCCTATACCTATGAAGGGTCCATGTGGGGTCGTATCGCAGATGCTTTGATGAATGCACGATGTATGAACCCGGTGATGTACTTTGACGAAGTGGACAAGGTATCTACAACGTCTCACGGCGATGAGATTGTGAACATGTTGATTCACCTTACAGACCGTTCACAGAACAGTCAATTCCATGACCGTTACTTTGCAGGTGTAGACTTTGATTTGAGTCAGTGCCTCTTCGTGTTCTCATTCAACGATGAAACCAAAGTGCATCCAATTCTACGCGATCGTATGCAAGTCATTACCTGTTCCGGATACAACTCTGAAGACAAACACAACATCCTTACAAAATACGTCTGGCCTCAAGTCCTTGAGCGTATTCAACTCACAGGACAGTTATCACTCACCGACGATGCAGTCAAGTTCATGATTGGTGAATACAGTAAAGACGAAGAAGGTGTGCGTACTCTCATCCGAACAGTTGAATCGCTTGTAACACGCATTAATCTATTGCGAATTGCAGACGAAGAGACTGCAAAGGAATACGTGTTCTATCGCAAAATCACACTTCCTTACACGATTGATGTAGAAGATGCTCGTCACTTACTCAAAGACATGGCGTCCACTGTGAACGAATCTTGGAGACATCTCTACACTTAAACTGAAATCCATTCCAAACTGGATACAGGTAATTCAAGACTGCGTGGTGAATCATCCATGGTTGAAAAGATACAGTTCAATGTCGTACATGATGAATCGGGTAAACATCCAATACAATACTCAATCGTTTTTCCTTTGAACACAAAGGGGCGACTGATGAATTTAGGTTGATACTGCTCTCCAAGACGCACTAACAAATGGAAGTACTTGCGCGGCTGAGTATATTCAACTGTATGGACTAAGACCCAGGTTTCACCGGGATATTGAGGAGGTCTGAATCCCGGAGCAGATCCACGGAAATGACTGAAGTAATAGGGTGTTTTATGATGAGTATGAAAGTCTAATGTATCCCCTTGAATGGTTCCTACACGAAGTGGATTCCATCCATAAATGATATCATCGGTTCCATTCACTGCCAACCAGTTCTTTTCACAGGACTGTTCACCGGGTGATTTCAAAATACGACCATTCAAATACAGACCACGAATAGGGTCATATTCAGAGTGGAAGATACGAATCTTTTCAGTGTATTCCCACGTTGTGGCTGTACAGCATAGTTTTCCAGACCCGTTCGTATACACTCGCACATCTTCAAGACCTACAATGTGTGCACCTGGCTTTCGTGGAAGTTGAACTGAATCATCTCGCATCTTGAGTATTTCACCCGTGCTCGGATTGTAAAATGCGTTCTGTGTTCGCACAACACCATGTTCACTGACTGAACCGTTTTCTTTCATAAGATAGCTTCCAGTCTGTGGATTGATCGTGTAATTTACGAACCGAACATTGTGCATAACTTTGCCTTCATGAAGGAATGTGGATACCGATGTAGGATGATAGTCTTCTCCAAACACATCCCGTTCAATCGGATGCGCTTTAGTTGCATACGTTAACGGTTCAATGTAATAGGGTAGATTTCCATAGACATTGTATTGATGGGGTTGATTTTGTAATAGATACTTCACAGACACATCAAGACCCTTACGTGCTTGACCAATGTAGTATAAGAGAATGGTTGCTTCATAATCAAATAGACCTGTATAGACATCCTTTTCTACAAACAGTGCGTCACTTGTCATTGGAGCTGAGAGACCTATTTGAGTGTAATGGTATGCCTTATGATGTTGGGAATGTTCGCGGAAATACCTTGCAAGTTGATAGATGGGTTCTAATCGACTTGGACGACGTTCATAGGCTTTCAACATCCACTGCTCAAACTTAGGAATGTTCTTCAGTGCTAACCATGATTTTCCAATCATATAGTGACTGTACCATAATTCCTCTTCCCAACCACCCACTGCGATTCGTTTCTTGTATAACGCAATACACTCCTTCAAACGCCCTAGACCATTATACGTCTGTGCAAGGTAGAACATATATCGACCATTTTCCGGTTCATCTTTCAAACCTTGTTCAAGGAGTCGTGCATCCCGTTCAAATTTATCGGCTTTGGATCCACCGTCATTACGATCGTCAATGAAACAGGTTTCAATGGGTAGATGTTTAGTAGGTCCATCCCAGTACTCATGAGTGACACCACGGCATGTCCAAGTACAATCCATGCGAACAAGTCGTGTATTTGGATACTCAAGGTTTCCAGCCTTTTGTATGACAGTGTATCCCTCATGGTCTAACGGTGTAGACTTCAATTGTAGCGGAACAAATACCATATCTGCATCGAGTAAAAGACCATAGGTATTCTTCAGATCCCATCCAGTTTTTCGTAGATAGTTTTGTGCATTGACGAAACTTGCAGTTCGGTTAGTTCCGAAATCTTTCCAAACTTCGCTGGTAAGGCATCCATCATGTGTCTTTAAAAATTCAGCTGCAATTTCACGGGATGAATCGGTTGATCCAGTATCACAGATACAATATGCATCAACCACATCCTTCACAGCTTCAAGGCATCGAAGAAGGATATGTTCTTCATTTTTTATCATGAGAATCATGACGAACTTTGGGAGCTGTGTCGCCATGTGCGTCGGTTTAATGAAACTCATAGACTCGTCTGTAAACAAATGAACACCGAGTTTGTTAAATCCAGTCTTCGTGAAAATTTGACGCGTGTTCTTGTCCCGCATGTTGCAGATGGTCTTTGGAGTATCTACGATTCAGCGAAAGCCGCATGCGAACGTAACGGACAGACTGACCAAATCCTTAAAACGTTTCAGAACTTATTGACTCAGATTCCTAAGTGGACTCCGGAAACCTTGAAGAAGGAGGTGGACCGTATTGCAGCTGCATCCAAGTGTGAGTACATGGAAGATTTATTGCTAGGTGTATTCGTCAGCTACATTCGTGCGTTTGCTGCACTTCAGCAGGTTGAAAAGACCCATGTCGAGATTGATTTCAAGCGTCCGTCTATCGAAACCTTCGTACACTCGTTGTATAAACAGTCAGCTCGTCTTGCATGGAGTTCAGCCTACCTCTTCAAGACTGTCGGAGTCACATCGGAACAGCAGGCACGCAATCGTCGTGAAATTGAAGGCATGATTGGAGGCGCGATGAACGAAGTCATTGATAGCTTCATTCCATGGAAGGATATTAGCAAGGCGTACTTCCAATTACAGACGTCCACGGAACCTGCGCCTGAACCAGAACCTGCGCCCGCACCTGCGCCTGCACTTGTTGAACCATCCAAAGCGGTTCAGTTTGATGAAGAAGAGGAAGAGGAGGACGAGTATGCACCACCCCCTATTTCATTGGGCGAGGACCTTAAACTCGATGATTCCGAATTCGAAACCGACGAGGAGGATGACGATGAGTCCGTGAAAATCACGGCTGAGGAAACGGTCTCCCTCAACTTATAGTTCGTTTGAGTACGAGTATAAAAAAATGGAGTGCGAGTAAATGTCGGAACTCTACACGTATGGAATGATCGTCTCGGCAGTCGTGGTAGTTGCGTTGGTTCTCTATGTAATGGACCGTCGTGGCAAGGACCAGCCCATTGATTCAATGGATGCAGTCAAGATAGGAGGTGGCGCAGGGGTACTGAGTGCAGGAATTATCTATGCTCTTGGAGGCGCCGATGCGGCAGAACCTGTTGTCAGTGCAGTTCAAGAAATGTTCACTGGAAAACCTTCTTTCTGAGACTCCAAAACTTTCTTAAGTTCATAATAAATGTATATGTCTTTGTATGTTGCCGTGCTCTTCTTCGTCTTGACCCCAGGTGTTCTCGTTTCCCTTCCTCCCGGTGGTTCCCGCATCACTGTTGCGCTCACCCACGCAGTGGTCTTCGCCATTGTCTTCAGCCTCACCCGTAAGTTGGTCGCCCGTTCCATTGGACATTAATCGCTAATCACTAACACGTTCGTAAGCGGTGAAACAGTGACAACATACTGACTAAACTTAGAGATTTCCTTCCTTGGAACTGCACTCTCTTTGAGATACCGGGTAATTGCCTTATACAAATCAAATCCATGATAGCGGTCATGATTATCACCCTTCTTTCGCAAAATCACAGATGAACCATTCGGAAGCGTCGTCCATTGTTTGAACATCTCAAATAATGGATGATCGGTCACCTGTTTGGGCCCCTCTGGAAACATATCCCAGAACACACTGGAAACGAAACGAGCCAAATCAAAGGATGGGTTCAACGGAATACGAGGATGTTTGGAATCGTAGAAGGGTTCTAGGTTATACTGACCGCCTGCCTCTTCGTCGGGTTTGAATTGTGAACTCATGAAGAACCTAGGTTCTTTCATTCCAGAAAGACGCACTGAGAACGTCGCACGATCAAAGTCAATGATCTTAATCAACACTCCAAACGTAGGGACTCTGTAGTTCACTCCATAGTGTCGGTAGTATAGAAACTCTTCAGTGGTTGGAACGTACATCACGTTGTTTCCATGGAGGTCATTGTGAATGAATCCAAAGTTACGTTGTGCATACGCGAGTGCAAACACAATCTGTGCAACCCATGCAGTGTGTTTCTGCGCATCGTCGGTGGATCTGAGCAATTCGTAAAAGGTTCCAGTGCACTTTTCCATCACAGTTGTTACAACCGGTACTTCAGAGAACGTCGCCCATGCAAAGTCTTCATCGCCTTCACTGGGTAATGAATCTGTTTCTTCCTCACTTGTTTCACTGCAATCACAGGACTGGATTTCATAGACATCTTCATCGTCTAGTTCGGACTCTTCGCTAAAATCCGAATCGGACTCCAAATCGTATTCTTCTACCATATCCTCTACTTCAGGCTCTTCCACCGCTTCGGCTTCAATGTCTTCTGTTTCCAATTCAATCTCTTCATCGCCTAATTGAACAGCAACTCGTTGTCCACGTGTATGGGTGAACGCCTCACCGCCTTCGGAACGCAGGCGTAGTTCAAACGTTTTACCGATTTGGTCTACGAACCACTTGCGCTCGCACAAGTCTTCGTAATCGTCTGAGATATTGATTTCATGTTTAGAAGCCATGGCTGCATAGACACCGTACACCCGTGGAAAATGTGCACATCCCGAAGTGGAAAGAACTGATGAAGCCAATGCACCTACATAGGCAGCAGTATGAGGACTCTGCATCTGATCGGAATAACTCTTTGCAGTTTCAGCGGGTTTTGGAAGACCCGGAGATGAGTATTCGCCTTTCATGGTCTTAAATGGACTCAAAATCATGGTGGTTTTGCGATGTACTTCAAGGACTTGCCCTTTAGTTGTCTTAATATGATTCGCATCCAAAACACTCTCTACTTCCTCTGGAAGTTTGAGTCCGTAGTCCGACATAGCGGTCAATGTTTCAGTTTTGAACAATTGTTCAAGGGATGGAAAAAAGGGTTGAACATGGTTTAGATTCCACTGAGTCGCCTGTAGTTTAGGGAGTCGGTGTAGTCGCAATTCCACAGCTTGTGTCCTTAGATCTTTCACCATTGTGTTGGGTGCGGGGAATGAAACATCGTAAGCAGACGCAGAACACTTTCTAGGCGACAGAACAAGATGAACTTCCAACTACGTAAGTTCGATATTAATATGATCAAAGACCGTTGCGATATTGATTCTCGCAAAAGTCCTATGATCGTCGTGATCGGAAAGAAAGACACTGGGAAATCGTTCTTAGTTCGTGATATTTTATACAACACTCAGCATGACTTTCCGGTAGGAACTGTGATCTCAGGCACGGAAGTTGCGAACGAGTTCTTTCAGCATATGGTTCCCTCCAAGTTCATTCACGATAAGTACACACCGGATATCGTGACCAACGTTATCAAACGTCAGATGTTAATGAAACAGAAACGAAACACTTCTAAGACAGGTGGACAATCCAATGTAGATCCACGAGCCTTCTTGATTTTAGATGACTGCTTGTATGATGCAAGTTGGATTAAGGAAGAGTCTACTCGATACGTGTTCATGAATGGGCGTCACATTGATATGATGACCATTATTACCATGCAGTATCCATTGGGTATTACACCCAATTTACGTACAAACGTAGACTTTGTGTTCGTTCTTCGTGAGAATATCCTAGGGAATCGTCGTAGAATTTACGAGAATTACGCAGGTATGTTTCCGACCTTTGAGATGTTTTGTACCTTCATGGACCAGTGCACTGAGAACTTTGAGTGCCTCGTCATCTGCAACAATGTGAATTCAAATAAGTTGGAGGACCAGGTGTTTTGGTATAAGGCTTCTGAACATCCACCGTTCAAGATGTGTGACCAATCCTTATGGGCGAACAATCAACCGTTTCATTCAGCGATTCTGGCGGCTAACGAGTATCGCCCCGGTGTCGTGCAGAAGAAGAACGCCGTTTCCGTGTGGGTGCGGAAAGACGGTGGCGGTGGTGACGCTTAGTACGGCGTCTAGAACCTCCTTTTCCCCATCTTGATGACTTAGCATCACTAATTGGCTGAGAGGTAGCTGAGAAGATCGAGGCGGTTGTAGCAGTTGATTTTGGTGGAGCTGGAGGTAGACCTTGTGAAGGCGGTGGAACATTTCCAAGTGGTTTACCTACATCGATTCTAGAGAGTTGGTTAACACCTATTTTAGAGGGACCCGTATTCTCTTTAATCCTTTTCTGAACTTCAAGGGCTTCGTCTTCAGTCGCTTCCCAATTTGTAACACTCTTGCTCTTATCAAGGTCTTCCTTGAATTTATCAATCACAACGCGTAACGTCTCTGAACCTCGTCGAGTTTTCTTAGCGGTTTCAATTGCATTGTTCATTCGTTGAATTGCAATATCTTCTGTAATAGTTTGTCCCTTAGGGATGAGCTTGTCACCGAAGTAATAGTAGACTAACGCAGCACAGGATGTGAATGCAACTGTCTCAGGAGTTACAGCTTGAGCGGCTACACCCAATGCGGCTCGAGCCACTGAGAACGCACTGTGTACAAGGGCTGGGCTGGCGATTCCAACTGTAGTTGCTACAACTGCAATTCCCGCATTCTCAGGAGTCGCCATTGTTTTGAGAATGGCTGACCATAACTCTTTCGACTTTGAAATGACTTCTGGAACATCGCCTCCACGCATCTTCTTCCGCCTACCGCCTGTAGTGAACTTTGAGAATTCTTCATCAACAGCTGATTCGAAGTCCGCAATTTCTTCAGGAGTCAAGGTAGCACTCTTCATTCCAAGAAGAGTCGCTGCGGCTTGTCCTATCTCTTCTCCTTCCTGTTTTGCAGTGGAGGATGGAAAAGGACTATACAGGTCCAACCCTGTTTTTCGATCAGGTCTCATAGGAGGCATCTTATTCTACTTCAAGATTTTACTCCCTCATGACTCCCTCTGAAGGATGAACCGGCTTGGATGCATCCTCAACAATGTCTTGAAGCTGCTTCTTTTCCGCAGCCGCTTCAAGCGCGTTCGCCTTCTTACGCCTCTCATTCTCCTCCTTCTGTTTCTTGATGGACTCCTCGCGCTGGTCTGCGAAGAACATCTCCTTATTGACCTCGTTCTCCTTGTACCTCCGCATCAACTCGTTGAGCTCCTTCTCAGCGTATTCGACTTCAGGCATGAGATGCTCCGATGGATCCCAGGGTAACCATGCACCGACCTTGCCGATGAACAAGTTGTCCTTTGGGTATCGGCGTTGAAGAACCTTCGCAAACATCTGAGTCTCTTCCACAGTTCCGAAGCATCTGCGAACCTTGACACCGCGCATGTTCGTTTGGAACTCAACCTTCTGGTCAAACATCTCTTGTAGTTCCTTCTCGTTCTTGAGCTGGAAGACTTGGTATTGTTCATGAATATCTGTCTTCTTCACGTCCTCATTGTGAACCTTCGTGAACTCCTGAGCGTCCTTGAAGAGCTCTTCGACTTTCAGGTCGTATTTACTAGCGAGAAATGCCATCAACTTCTCAAGTCCCTTAATCTTCCACTCATAGTCCATCCAGTCGACGAAGCGTTCAAACATGAACTC